TACAAGGTAAGTATGAACAATATTCTACATTTTTTAAAGATACTACTTGTGATTTACAATTAGATAATACAACTGTAGCTCACGATGCAAATGCAAGTATTGTAGTAGGATTAGAAGTTTCTAATAGTAAGATTCCTGCTGGAACATTTGTTCAAATAATAAATAGTAGTACATCTTTTGAATTATCTAACGCAGCTACTTCAGCGGGTACAAATGAAACATTAACATTTTCTAGTAAAGGATTTGGTACAGAGCATTGGATAGAAACAGAAGAAGATAGTGAAATGTTGATGTCAAGAATACAAACAATACAAGCACAAATAGGTGAAAGAACTCATTTTGGTCAATTGTCTCAACAACATTATAATTTAGCATTAGCTGAAATAAAGTCTTATATAGAAAATAACCCTAAAACATTAGCAACGGCTATGGCAATGCAAGGAGCTAGATAGTGACAGTATTAGAATTAATGGAAAGAACAGGAATGAGAGAAGAAACTCTTGCAATAGCATACATAAAAGATGCAATACATCTTATTCAAAGTAATACAAAAGAAAAATTAGATGTAAATAAACAAGATATAATAGATGCACATGATTCAAATGATAATGTGTATATATTACCTAGAGATCTAATAGCAATAGAAAGTGTTAGTGTATTAGATACTAGTGATAGTAAATATAAAAAAATTAAAAGATTATCAAACCAACCACATTATATAGTTGAGGACACATCTCCATGAGTAGTTATGTAGATAAAGATTATTTTTATTATTTAAGAGGAAGAGAACTTCTTCTATATAAGTTATTAGGAAGTAGAAATTCAGATAGGATTACTCAAAGTGGAGTATTGCAATCTTATGATAATGAACTTGTATATCCAGATGAAGATATAGCAAATGGATTACGAGTAGAATATACTAGGGTAAGCGAACCTTTTATTGCAGAAGCATTGGAAACAACATTAGCATATGCTAGTGGAATTGGTATTGCTTTTGTAGATGGTGGTGGGGGTAGTGATACTATAACAGATAGTAATTCTGGATTTGGAGATTTTTCAGATGGAGATAAAATAAGAGTAAGAGGATCTTCTAGTAATGATGGAGATTATACATTATCTGGAACTGCTAATTCAGGAACATTAACAGTCGCAACTGGTACATTTACAGCAGAATCAGCTGCTCAACGCATTACAATACAGCAAATACCTAAAGAGGTAACAAGTCCAGATTCTACATCTCATATAAATTTAAATAAAATGTTATCATTAGCAGTTGTAGATTATTGTAAAGCTATGATGGCAGAAAGAAATGGTGAGATAGATAAAAAAGAATACTTTATGAAAGAGTTTTATGGTAAATTAGCAGACAACGAAAGCAATAAAAGGATAATTTCTGTTGCATCTCCTATATCTGCTTTTGCTGTAAAATAGTTTAGTAATGCCTTAGTGGCGGTGGGGGTGGATAATATATAGGTAAAGTTATGGCAGATAACTTAAGAGCGTTTACAACACAAGAAGTGTTGAACAAAGTGTATACTGATTCTTCAGGTAATACAATAGGACTCCAAGCACAAACATCAAAAGAAACATTAAATGCAGTATTAAATACTTCTACTAATAGTTTAAATGTATCTTTATCTGGTAGTAATACTATCTCAGGTGATGTTACGATTACAGGC